GCCCTGCATGCATCGCGGACCCCTTTTTCCAATAAATGGTTCGGGTTCATCGGTTCACTTTCCGGATCTGCTGGCCGGTCTTCCGGCGCCACCGGTCAATCTCGGACTGCGCAGACTTGGCGAATTGCACTCGGAATTTCTGATATATTTCCGGCAGAATGAATGTGCGCTTTTCCTTGGTGCCTTTTGGCCTCGCCCTGGTGGCGTATGTGAGCTCTGCACTGTCTCTGCTGGCTGTTGCTCTTGAGTATGTGTTTTTTGCCCGTATGAATGGCATCTTGGCGAATGAAGCGAAGATCCCCGGACCGGCGGCACGGGCGGCTCGACGTCCGATCATCGCCCAGCCTGCCTTGAAATAATTGATCCCCCGGAGCGCCCGGTTGACGATGCGGCTTGCAGTCGCCTCAATTCGGCTCGGCGTGATATTCTGGCCCTTGGCACGGATTTGCTTGATGGCCATCAGTTGAGCAATCGAGTTCTTTCGGAACGTAAGTCTGCTGTTCTGGCGGTATGCTCGGAACTCACCGCTCTTGGTCCTTCGCCCGATCTTCGAACCAGTCTGGCCGAAGTATTGACGGATCTCCTGCGGGTCCGCGGCCGGCGTGACTTTCCATGTATTCCTGGCAGCGAAATACATTGTGCGGTTGATCTGCTGGGTCTTGGTGATGTTGTTCTCGCGGGCGAGATATTCAGTTGCCTTCCTGAATTCCCGCGAGTCGACCCTGATCTTCACTTCATCTGCCATGTTACAGGTAGGCTGACGAAAGCCTGATTCGGTAGAACGCAGAATGCACACCCGGGTCCACATCGCTGGCGACTCTGTATGCCTGGCCCATGTATTCAATGATCTCGCCCTGCTGTGGCCGGCGCCCCCAGCTGAGTCCCTGGTCTTCCTGATAAACTCCAGGCACCCTGAATGGTCTGTCAAAATCGTCGACACCCATAGTGAACGCCGCCGTGGTGTCGAGGTTGAGCCGGGACTTGTCTGCTTCGATGTCCGTGTCAATCAGATCGAGGTAAAGATTCCGGAAATCCGGGAGAAGTATCGGATCAAAATATCCGACCTCGGAAACGTGCCGGTCGACGGTGAGGGTCTCGTCGTCGTGGTCGATGGTGATGTCGCTCGCGTCGATCGTCACAGGGTTCTTCCCCGGGACGGCCGGGAAGTGCGGTTGTGTTGATCCGGATACGCCCGGCGAATACCCGTCCACCGTAACGGACCCGTCATTGTCGATAGTTATGGAGACCGAATCAACTGTCGGGAATGTATCGAGCGGCCACGGCTGGTCGTAGTCGATCGCGACGCAATTATTGTCGATCGTCATGATCGCCGGGGCGTCGTTATCGAGGACCAAAGCCCGGCGGGCCTGAACCCACGCGTCGATCGTATTCCGGCGGGCGTCATAATTTGGGAGGATATTGCCATACCGATCGACCGTGAAATTGGTCGAGTCGATCGTGATGTCGATATTGTCGACAGTCAGGAACAGGTTTTTCCGGACCACGAGTTCAAACTCCGCCCGGTCGTCCGGACCGCCGTATGTGTCGACGAATTCAGAGACCGCCTTGCCGGGTAGGCATGGGATTTTCTGCCCTTTGAAAAGGAAGAACGGGTTGCCAAGCTGCCGTTCCTGCTTGGCAATCGCCCGTTGAAGTATGGACCGGACTCTATTCATTCATGATTCGAACTGGATTCACAACGACGACCATGTAGAGCCGCCATCCGCACTGTATTCCGGCGTTCCTGAATTATCACGAAGCCAGATGTTGCCAATTTTTGTGATCGGTTGCTCAGTGTTGACTACAGTTGGACTCCCGCTGAAAGTTGCGTGGTTGCTGTTGCCGCTTGTGCATATCCACCCTTCAGTTGTTATGGATGAGTTCTCAAGCCTCACAGTTGGCTCTCTATTTATTTTTCTATGACGGAAAAACCGTTCAACCTCATCATCTGACAGGCAAGTTGGCCAAAAGTAGAATTCATGGAATTTACCGGTCATTCTTGCTGTGCCGTCTCTCTGTGACCCTATCTCGTAAGATGTCGGAGATATATCACCAATTGCACCGTCATTTTCGTGGACGAAAACTCCATTGACCCACCATTTTTGGCTGCCGTCCCTAAATGAAAGTGCAAGAGTGTATTGTCGATTTTCGTTTATTCCGATAGATGGGAAATCGTTAAGTGCTCCTGATGGGCTTAAAATTTGACTATTTATTTGTCTGTCGTTGTATGCAACGGCAAATTTTGAAGTTGGGGTTGTAGATCCTTGATCGAATCCAAAAATTGTTTCAGCACTAGTGCCTGCTCCTGGAGTGAATGTTACAAAGACTGTAGCTTCGTTAAATGTAAGCCCAAGGTTTGGAAGTTCGATGTATTCAGTGCCTGTCAGCTCTACTTCGTTTTGAAACTGCTCTTGTATGCAATCCTCAAAACCAAAGTGATGCTTCATCCACTGCTTCCAGTATGCCTCCCTTCCTATTCGAACGAGTGACTTGCCATCAAAATGGACTTGATCTGTCAGCGGATAGTTTTCACATAAAGCAAGGTAGACATTCTGGGAATTGTATTTTTTACCAAAAAGAAAAGGATCAAAGAAATCGTCGTTTCTGTTTCCGTGTGGGTAGGTCGCTGAAGCTGGCTCACTGGCGAGCTGCCCGGCAATAAAAACAGTGTTCTCATCAAACCAGTCTTCGGCGCGCAAATTTGAAAGGACAGTATCAAAATCTGCCTCGTAAGTAGCCGATCCGTTATCCGATTCGCCTTGGTGCCATAAGCATACGTCAAATCTCTTGATATTTGCTGCCGCAGTTTGCTCTTCAAGATTTGCGTACTTTAGTGACCCCGGTGTTGTCCAGTTTGCTATCTGTTTCCCGCCCTCGACAACAGTCAAAACCCTGACTTCACGATGAGTAAATTCATGGAGTTTTTTGGCGAAATGGAATCCAAGATTGTTTGCTCCGACTGTCGCCCCGACGCCATACTGAGCCGGGTTGCTTGTTAAGTCCCATACCTCCCATTTATTTGCTGTTTCGTTCCATACTTTGACGCCATTGTATGTGTCTTTGTCGCCTCCGTTCGTGCCTCTTCCTACTGCGTTGCTTTGCCCCATTAGAAGCACATAAAATGGACCGCTGTCCAAAAACAAATTATTAGCTAACGTCGAGTGGGCATTTATAGGCGCTGCCCCCTCGGCATAAAAGTTCCTTGAGTTTCCTGAAACGTCAGACCACTGGTTTCTGTCGGCACTGTCAGGTGACAAGAAAAGCTCCAGGTTTTGCGTGTCATTATATCCATTAAAAATGTCAGCGATCTCAGCGTCTGACTTCACCCCAGTCCAAACACGTGTTGAAAATATTTTTCCCGTAAAAAAGTCTATGTCTGTCGGACGGACTCCTATGGAAACGGTGTCTTTTACGTCCGAGGCCCCACCGTAGGCTACAGTCCGATTTAGCTTTCCATTCACCCAAAAATCCACTTCAGCACCATTATATGTTATGACCAAAGAAATAAGTGTGTTTGTCGGAGCCGACCCAGACAAGGCGTTTATGGTTGTGCCGTTACTGTTGTCAAGGAAAAGGATATTATTTCCAAAAGCCCGCACTATTGTTTGACTGGTTGAAGATGCGGCCGACTCATAAAAGCATATCAAGGTCCCTCGATCTTCGGAACTTGTTAAAAAATCGACTGCGTACGTGAAATTAGTGTTACTAAACCACCCTTGATCCACTGATAGACTATCGTCTACGCCGTCAAAACTGTATCCTCCGGACGCCGTATACTTTGACGCGATAGATTCACCTTTTACAAGTTCTGCGTACGTCTCCAAGTCTTGAAACGCATCTTTTATACTTCTGGAATCCGCGATCGTCGTTCCTGTAAAAGTCCCGAGGTTGGTTGCAGCGTCGACGACTCCAGACAGGGTTTGAAGGGCGTCCGTATCGGTCTCGAGGTCCTGAAGCGCCGTTTTGATATTCCGGGAACTCGCAATGATTCCACCCGTAAAAGTCCCGAGGTTCGTTGCGGCATCTGCTACCCCGGAAAGGGATTGAACGGCGTCGAGGTCAGTCTCGAGTTCTTGAATTGCCGACTTAACTGTCGCCGACCCATCACTCACGATGTTCCCGGTAAAGGTGCCGAGGTTTGTGGCCGCGTCAGCGACACCGGAAAGGGACTGGATTGCATCGACGTCAGTCTCGAGTTGCTGCATCCCCGATTTGATCGTCGAGGAGTCAGCTATGATGTCGCCAGTGAATGTGCCGAGGTTCACGGCCGCATCCGCTACGCCACTCAAACTCTGAACTGCATCGAGGTCAGTCTCGAGTTCCTGAAGGGCTCCCTCGATCGTCGAAGTATCGGAGATGATGTCACCGGTGAAGCTCGTCAGGTTCGTGTCGCCTATTGACGTCCCGGAGAGAGTCCGGAGAAGCGGAGCTTCATCAGTGGAGTCGATGATCTCGGCGGCGGTGGCGGAGTCGGTCCCGTCGCTGACGACCATGTTCGTGTAAGTCAGGCTCGGAGGCGCGTTCGTGTAAACGCTGTTGAACAGCTCATAAAAGTTGTTCTGGATCTTGTTGGCCGCATCATACAGCGTATCCCCACGCCCGGCGTTCGGGGTCCCGATAGTCAGGACCTCCCGGGTCGACTCAAGAGCGATCCCGCCGTCGTCGCCTGCTGGCTGTGGAACAGCAGGGCCATCGCCAAGGATAATCTGTGCGAACTGCTCAAGCTCAGCATTTGTGGGATCTTGAGCAGTTACCGGAGCAGCCTGGCCATCGACCAGTTTCTGAAGTTTTTGGCCGTTCAGCCACACTCCTGCGGCGACAGCAATGAGCGCAATGGCGATCAGGTATTTTCTCATTCTTGAAATAGTAGGAAAGTCAATGTCTTGAAAACCAAAACCCCGCCCCGGCTGGTGGAGGGCCGAGACGGGGGTCCATCATGAAGTGCCAGTATTGGGATCAGTATCGGCTGGAAATTTACACCCTGTCGACAATCACACCGACCAGGACTTTTTCAGCGGTCAGTGCAGTGCCTGTACCTGAGTTGACCCGGATCTTGACGTAACGCTCAATCTGCGGAGGCAGGCGGAGAATCAGTCGCTGTTTCGCCGGTGTGGCGCTGCCGTTTCCTGTCAGGAATGGAACTTCGTCCATGATGACGGTCGTCGGCGATGTGGTGGCACCGTTGAGGATATCAACGGTGATAGTCTCGGTGTTGTCGAGGGAAGCTGATGGGATCTCCGTGGTGTTCTCCACGAACAGGGCAATGCCTGCCGTGTGCATCTCGCCGGCTCCAAGATCGATGGCCGCACTGGTTACGGCATTGGTTGCAGCAGCGAGCGTAAGCTCTTCGGTGAGCAGTGCATCAATCGCCTGCGGTCCCCGGTTCAGTTTCGATAAATCTTTGGACATATTTCAAATTCCTTTCTGGTTACCTGGTTACCAGATTACTTTGATCAGAAGCCGAGTGTTTCCTCCGCGTTGCTGAGGTTGATGGTGCTGTAAATCGGCACGTCGGTATCAGGGACCACAGTTGGCAGCGGAGCAGGAGCTCCGACCGGGTTGTAAGTGGTCCTGGAGTCTCGGAGCTGGTATCGAGACCGAGGGCTCATGAAGCACGCATTGGGCACCATGCCAATCTCCTCGCATTTCTGCAGACCGCTGTAGAGCAGGTCATCGGTGAGCCTGTTGGAGCCATTATCGATGTTCTTGATGCGAACCACCTTCAGCTTGCTGAACAGTGCCAGTCCGAAGTATCCGCCGAGGGTGTTATACCATCCCTCGAGAGTGTTTCCGGATGCGTCAGTGATAAGCTGCTCGCGCCACTCGCCCATGGTGAGTCCTTCGCCGTTGCCGCTGTAAACAGTCGGACCTTCGCCTCCAAACTCCAGGAACCATACTGATGTGGTGGCGCTGGATCCGGTGGCATTCACGTCGTAGGTAGGATCGTAAATCTCATACAGACCAGGGAAGCCTTTGGCGTCCTTCTTGGTGCCATACCAGATTTGGTTTACGAGTGCCTGAGATGCAGCCTGAGCAGCACCCATCACATGCTGATCAAGCAGTCTTGCAGCCTCGTCGGCAGCACGCATTGCGATGCCTTTTTTGTCGAGGATGATCCGGGAATCCAAGAGCTGCATTGCGAAGCTCTTGTTTTCGAAAGTGGCCTTGGAGCTGGCGATGCCTTCGTTGGTATTCCGGAACGATGCCGACGGATTACCAGTCCGGACACTGACTTCGAAGTATTGCTCGCTCCGTGGAACGAACGGGAATACCTGGAGTTCAGGAACCTTGTGGATAACCTCGCTGACAACTGGAAATTCCTCGCCGGCCTTCAGCTTGCTCAGTTCAAGGAGCGTATATGTGCCGCTTGCTGCTGGTAACATAATCTATTGGGTAAAGTGGTTGTTGGATGAAATGGTTATCGGGCCCTCGAAAGACCCAGTTTTGATGCCAGGGATTTGGCCGCCTCGAATCGCGTCATCTCAGTTGGTGACTTGGCTTTCGGTTCGTCGCCTGATCCTGAGTTTGCGCCTGAGCTGACTGGCTCGTGGCCGGCTTCAGTCAATGCCTGAGCGACGGCAGATTTGATTTTCTCATCGAGGTTCGTTTCGGCGGATTCCTTTTGCTCAGACAGCGATGCGACTTTGGCCTTCAGGTCTTCAATTTCCTGATTCTTGGAAGCCTCAATATCGGCAACTTTCTGGACCGCCTGATCACGTTCAGTTGTCAGTGCTCTGATTTGGTCCTCATAAGCGACATTCGCCTCTGTCAGAGTTTTGATCTCTGCTTCCAGATCCGTGATTCGTTGTTTGGCAAGATTGCTCATTTCTAAGAAATCACAGAGTCAATCAATCCATATTCCATGGCCTTCTCAGCCATGAAAGTCTGACCCCTGAATACTTCCGGATCCAACTCTCCGCGCATCGACTCAACGTGGTCTTTGAACATGCCGAATATCGAATTGACTCTGTCTCGAAGATGCTCGATCTGCGACTCGGTCAGGCTGGTTCCTGGGACTCCCATGGCCTTGAGGTCACCAGATGCGACGACGTTGACTTTCACTCCCATTTGCTCGTAGTAGCCAGAGTAGTCCGGGATCGTAATCAAGACGCCGATTGACCCGACGTCGCATGTTCGTCTTGCCACTATTTCATCAGTTGCAGCAGCGAGCCAATATCCAGCGGATGCGCAGGTTCCTTTGACGATAGCCTTGGTCGGCTTTTCCACACGGAAGATCATGTCGGCAAGCTCCGGCGTCCCGCGAACCATTCCGCCAGGGGTGTCCATGTGAAATTCGATCCGCTCTACTGCGTCATTTACTTCGGCGTCTTCGATCTCTCTGGCGATGTCATCCATGTCCACAAGTCCCCTGACCTTGAACTCAGGATTGCTGACAAGAACACCGCTGATCGGTATTTTGGCAACACCGTCCTCAATCTCCATGCCGTCAAACTCTACCTTTTCCCCGCACTCGCCTTCCCCCTCCCTGGTGTATTTCTCTGCCTTGATACGGGCCATGGCGATGTCGTGGATGGTCTGAAAAGCGTGCTGCTCTATCAACCACGGCTGATTCAACACCATGTTGGCAAGGTATAGACTCAGATTATTCATTAGATTGTATATTTCCTTCCTGTTCAGTTGGAGCAGTGGCGGACTTGACCCGGTCACCAAGCAGGCTCATCGCCTTGTCCATTGATATGTCAAATGACTCTGCCAGACGCTGCGCTCTCTCAAGCAGATCCACAGCCTCCCGCTCGGTTTGGTTTCGAACGTCCTTCCAGTCCTGGCCTCTGACAGCAGTGGTTTCACTGAATGTCCTGACACCGGCGGCCATCTCCTGAAGATCAACGAGTGAATCATATCGGCGGTCAGCAGTGATCCGCTGGCTCCCCATGAATCGCAACCGCCAGAAATCAGATGCATTCGGCAGGATTTCGCGTGATATGTTTCTGGCAACTGCGTAGCTGTAATACCATTTCATGCATGGCTCCAATATCGTTGTTTGAAGCTCACGCACTCGGCGGTTTGCCTGCTCTGCAACAACTCTCAGACTGGCCCCGCCAATCTTGGTTGCGTCGAATGAAAAATCAGGAGAGAACCCCATGTATGCCAGGGCAGAACGAATCGCACTCTGAATGAATTCCCTCTGGTTCCCGGTCGGACGATTGCTGATAAATGCCTCGACACTTTCATTGGGCGTGAGATACATGATCTCGCCGTCCCCGAATTCCTGGTAAAATTCCGTCTCCTCACAGTTTTCGTTGGTCTCGATCCCGAGGGCATCACTCATCGGGTCTGCCTCTCCAGACTCTGTCTTACGAATCAGTGCCAGCTTCGAATGAATGCGCTGAGCCAGGAGTTCATTGCGCTCCCACTCAGCGATGTCATGCCAGCTGAATGCAGATCCACCCAAAGCCGAGAGTCCTCGCAGCTGCCCAATGTAGTCCCTGGAGGCCATGAACAGACGCATGGACCTTACAGGGATGTCAACATATTCATCAGACCTGAAATAATCCCCAGTGTAAACTCGATATGCCAGCGGCCTATGTGTCCCGGCATCCACGATCACGCCATCGATAATGGTGGCACCGTCGTATGGACCGCCTTGGACAATTCCGTCCGGATGATGCCTGCTGCCAATCCTGTGGGCAGGGATAAGCTGCAGCTTCGGCCTGTCTCTGTTCGCAGTCAGAACCACTCCGACATCGCCATCCCGGAATGCGGAAATGATGATAAGCCGTCGGAGCTCCTGCATCGACGCATCGGTGGATATGTCAGGCCCGAGGTCGTGCAGCGGAAGCCAGCTTTCGAATGCAATTTTGAAATTCTCATCAGCGCCGACGTAGCTGGGCGTGTAGTCATCAGAGGCGTAGCATGCCATCTGATTCAGGGCCATCCGCACCGGGCCGAAATTCGAATAAAGGAACCGGCCGAGGCTCATCAGCTCGGTTCGCCCGAGGCTCCCGATGTTCTGGTGGTAATCCCGATCAAGGCTGCTGAGGTTGCGGTTTCCGTATGTCTTGCTCAGACGTGACGGATCAATAAGCCTCCCGCGCTGGCTGGTTGCCGGTGACAGACGCTCGCCTCGAGGGCCATACAACTGGACTGGTGATCGGCTCGCCATGAATTACAGAACCCGGGCTCTCACCCGGTCAATGCGTTTGAACTTTGGGTATCTGGCAGGGTCCAGCACATGCAGGTCATACTCGATCTCACTCTTGACCCGCTTCAGGTTTCGGAACTGCTGAACCGATGTGGACACGTCGCCAGTGGAGACGCTGGTGTCAGTCTCACCGGAAGACAGTCGATCAACGACATCCTTGAGCTTTGTCAGGAGTTCGTCCTCAGTAAGCCCAGGGAAAAATCGTCTCTGGTGGTAGATTGGAGCTGGGAATTGCTTCGCCATTGTAATGGCTACCCAAGTCAATCCGCGCCATCATCTGATTGACCATCACGAATGGCCCACTCGTATATCTCGAGGCGACTTTCGAGGATCTTGATTTTCTCACGCTGAGCGAGGACCACGGCGACCAGCAGAGATATCGCACTGATGAAAAATATCTCCATGATTATCCACTCGAATCAAGCATCTGCGGTCATTGCCTCCACCGGGTCTGCCACTATCTTGGCAACCGTCGCGGCCAGGATCTGCATCTTCTCGCAGTCCCAGAGGTGGTTGTCCTTGTGGATGGCAACCCAGAGCCATCGCTGTTTCTGGATGGCAGTCGCTTTCCGCTGATCCGGACTGAGCTTGGCCTTTGATTCCTGCAGCACTTTCCTCATGCTCGCCATGTGGCGCCGATACATCTTTTCCTTCTCCTGATCCTGAATCGCCGGACGCTTGAAGATGTCCCTTGGATCATTCAGATGCGAGTGCAGCAGATCCGACATCTTCTCGTCGGAAAACACCACGAGTATGCAGGCCCCTTTCTTGCCATGGCCCTTGGTCCCGATGTATGCATCGACAGCCTTGGCTGGAGCATAGGATCTCGCCACGCGTTTTACTGCCTTTCCGTTTTTGATCTCATGCCAGAAATGTTCGTGCTGGTCCCCTTTGCATAGCACCCACCCGCGGGCAGCGCATTCCCTTGCAACATTCGCCGAATCATACCCGTAGTCCACCCAGACCCGCTTGGACTGCACTTTCCATTTCTCCTGCAGCGCATCGAGTGAGGGCCATCCGTATGTGTATCCGAAATCAATACGCCTGCTCTCCCCGTCGCGGCTCCATGCCCGCACCACGTAGTAGAACAAGCCATTGGCCTGGACATCCACTGTCATCCACCGGCAGACCTCATCAGGCCATTCATCTGATGGTTCGTAATCTCCTGAGCTGAGTCTGATCGTGTCGCTCAGATAATCAGAGTCCCAGGCTTCAGCCATTCGCTTCTGGACGAATATTGATAGCTGATCGATCCGGCCGGCCTTCGCATTCGCAGTCGCCGTGATCCACTCCTGCATGATCAGCGGCCATGACCTGCCCATGATGCAGCTCAGAGTGAATGACCGGTGGCTATCAAGCCCGCTGAAGTTCTCCCGGATGTAGCGGCCCTGTGATGACCATCTGGCCCGGTGGCCTTCGGACTCCAAGTGAGGATGCGAACAGTGCGGGCATTCATATCGGATCGTCTCGGCGGTCTCACCAATCATTACCTGGCCATGAGAGTCCACTTTCTTGTCCCAGACCAGTCCCCATCGACTCCCGTCCTTCCGGACATCCCACAGCTTTGCCGGTATCGGCCGGCCGCAACCGGCACAGTCAAAGTGCCATCGCTCCTGAGTCCCGGATTCCCAGTCCGTGTCGACGATGTCTCCCTTCACAGACCCTTGGCTCATGTAGAGAACTTTCGAAAGCCCCAGGTCTTCCCAGTCACCGATACGGCCCTCTGCCTCGATGATGTTGGTCTGGTTCTCCCAGGTCCATCCCTCATCGATGGCGAGGTATCGGACTGATCTGGATTGAAGTGTCGCCAGTGTTCCACCTGACCGCACCCAGACACTCACACCGGAATCCAGAATGATCGTCTGAGTCTTGGTCTTGTGCCGGTCTTCCGAAAGCAGGTCAGTGATCAGACCGCACTGCCGCAGGATCGGAATCAGTCGTGACTCACAATGCGACTTGGCCATCTCATCCGTTTGCCAGCAGCTCAGGAACGGCCCTGGGTCATTGGCAATCGTCCACGGGATCCACACATCGCACAGCAGCGTTTTCCCGTGTCGCACCGGCCAGCGGATCGAAACCCGCCTCACCCGGTTATCCTGGAGTGCCTTCAGTGGCTCGTAGAAATATGCACTGGTCCCGACATCGAACCGGCCGGACTTGGCAATGGATGAAGGCAGGATCAGATTGTCTCCAGCCCAGTCCCAGATTGGTCTGTCGTCCCTCGGCCGAATGGCTTTCTTCAGGACTCGTCCGATGTCGACTCTGTTCCGCACAACTCATCAACCATGTTCTGCACCGATGCCACCCAGGCATTGTAAGCCGGCGTCATCAGGTTCCGGATCTCTCCTGCATCGAGGTTGGCGGCCTCCGCCGGCAACTTGTTCAGCAGGAATGTTTCGGCCTCGCGCATGGCCGGATCCAGAAACGCACGAATCGTCCGCTCCACTTCGGCCATCTCGATCAGCTCGCCGTCCTCGAGGTCATTGGCCAGTTTCAGTTTCCGGTGTTCCTCAATCGTTTTGAGTCTTTTGGCTTCCTGGATACTGAGCTCACCATCAGGAGTTTCGTCGTGTCGTGCCCGGCGCATACCCCACAGGCACCGCAGCACATCGTGGAGGTAGTATTCCTGAGACTCATTCTTGATTGGCTCGAAGATGAATTTGCTGACGGTAGCAATCGAGACGCCCAGGACCGCAGCCAATGCGTTGGTCGGCACCCGAACGTTTTCAATTTCAATTCGCTTTTTCCCGCGACTCATGGCCAATTGTGAACTTTAAGCGAAGTTATCGGAAGTTCTCATAGATAAATTATTCGAATCGACGGAACCACCCGTAAAATGTCATTCAAATAGATTCCTTTATGCCTATATCTTATATTCATGATATATCACGCTGCGAATTATTAGCAGCATCCTTGATCTGATACAGATACTCCAGCTCGTTGCGGATGATCATGAACTCGTTCGGCAGTTGTTCCTGCACTGTCTCCAGTGCCTCGCGTGTTTCACGGTCCGTGTTGTCTCTGATGATTTGTGGCAGCATGTTGATTTTTTTGGTTAATCTGAAACTTCGTCGATTGCATCACAGACTTCGCCTGGGTCATCGGTCAGCCATGCCTGGTCATCAATCTGGAACAGGATGCCGTCTTTGTTCCATTTTACGGTCATGATCTGGCCTTCGTCGTTGCTGATTTCTATCTCTTTGATTTTCTTTGCCATAAGGATCAATTATTTTGTTGTGTGGTTCCCGAATTTGAGATTCCCGAATTTGAGCTTCCCGAAATCGGTTTCGGGATGATAGTGACTCCGCCACTCCTCCCAAGCACGGAATGGGCTAACGAATCTGCCTCGCTCGTCTCGTGTGCCGTGTTCAGCGAAATAGAGAGTGTGGTGTATCGGGTGTTCGTGGCCCATCAGGCACTCGCCATGGCATAAACGCTTGAATCTCCAGTAACCTCTCACTGATGTAGCTTCGATCTTACCAGGATCATCCACGTTGTGATACAGGTAGAAATGCCAAAGTGCTTTTGATATTAGGGGCGGGAGTTGAGTGTCCATAGTTGGGTGTTTTATTGGTTGCACCAGCAATCTGGGTCATGCACAACGCCGTTTTCTCTGCCTTTATAGAATATGATATATTTGTGCTCGGCGTGTTCGATATTTATTATGCAAAACCCTTTTGCGGGGGATTCGATCCGTTCCTTCACTGCTGAGTATAAGAGGCATCCGAAGGAAATCAGGATCGGGATTGATAAAGCATAAATGACCCAATTATCTAAAAAGCCTTGCACAATATACTCAATGAAGTTTTTGATATACTCTATCATGATAGTCAGTAAGTTCTAATCGTCGCACTCTGCGGCCATGTAGCCATCATTCCACGACATATAAGCGTCCTCCTGTTCAACCGGATCATACGGATTTGAGGTTTCGTCCATGCCTGCAATAGCGGCGTCATAACCTTCGGCGTAGTAGTCTTTGTTTTCGTCCATAGTTTTAGTTGGGTTGTAAGTTCTAGGGGTTCAATCTAATTACGAAATCCTTCTGTCGTCGTTGCGATGCCTGACTCTCAGCGTCAAATAGAACTGGTAGAGATAACAATAACGCCGAGGGCAATACCTGATTTTAGTTAAGGACCTTGTTATGTGCTCATGAGACATCCGCAGAGTTACTGTCCGGCGTTGTTTTGTCATAATTGAACCTTCTGTAAATTCCGGATAGTTGAGCGATCGAATCTTGTCTGGTTTACCTATAATCTTGGCTGCTTCTGTGCCTGAGTCTATTGCGGACCCTGGCTGTAAGGATTTGCTGATACCAGCATCTGGGTGATTCGATTTCGTAATGTTCGCTGGTTCGTTCAAACCAATGTGCTTTGTCAACATACTGTTCATGGAATCGTCTCAAGCACCAGTTTATGTGTTTTTTGGTCATAGCTAATTTGTCTATTTCTTCGGCCAGTTCGGCCTGTCTTTGTAAAACCACTCTCCTTTGAGCTGCACTGTGACCGGAAACTGACAGGCCACCACGCGGAAGTCCTGCCCGGCATTGACTTCGATGGTGTCCTGCTTTTTCCGAGTCAGATCAGCCTATGATATTTTCTTGATGCCCTTCGACTCGAATGTGATTGGTCCATGGACTATTGCTGCGCCGGTCATGGCGCCTATGGCAGCAGCGGTGATGGTCTGGCGTTTCATGATTCCTGCACTTCATGCAGCCATTTTTCCAGTTTCGATACCAGAGCCTTGGCTTCATCGATGGCCACTTGTTTCTGCCCTTGAGGAAGTGTGTCGAAATGCTTCTGGAACCGATTGAAGTTCCTGCCGAACTGGAACAGCTCGTTGAGCTGAAAAAGCTCTTTGTTGACCTTCGTCCGATTGTCGACCAACTGATTTCTGGTGATCTCATCAGCGACCTGGATGTCATCCCATCCTTCGGCCTGGGCCAGCTCGAAAAATTCCATCTGCCTGGACTGGTCGTCGATGGCTTTGATTCTGGCATGAGTGAGCAGCCGCCATTTCCTGTTTCGCTTCTCCGGAGGGAATGCGGCAGCAGTCTCTGCCAGCAGCTTCATGTTCTGTGGACTGAAAAGGGTTATGTCCTTTGCTGCAGCGCCTGCTTTGGGTCCGAATCGATCAATGCCCTCCTTCAACAGGTCAGCGATCATCCACTGGTGGCGGTCGGTCTGTTCACTGGCGATCCGAAGCCTGTTCTGCCATTGCTGGAAGATCCGCTCCTCCGCTTCCTTCTGGGTCATCATTTGATTGTCTGCCATCGTAAAGTCTCCCGTGTATCAATCCTTCACTCGTCTCTCGTTGTAGCTGGCGGCCATGTTCTGGCGTGCGTCCTCGGATCTCATTGCCGGGCACTTCGGCAGATCCAGCTCGTCGGCGTATTTCTCCGCCATCTGCTGGACGGCCTGCTTGCTGATTTTTTCCTCATCAGCGATCTCGGCCAGGCTTTGCGTTGTCATGCCGGCTGCATAGCACAGGACTTTGCAGCAGAGCCGCGGATTCCTGGACTGACAGACCAGAGCCAGAAACCGGACGACCACTGATGATCCGTATCGATGGAAAAATTCTGATCCGACTTCCCGCAGTGATTCATCCAAGTCTCCAGGATGTCTGATCAGTTCGGCGACGAAGTTGGCCTTGGCGTCATCGAGTGAATCGAAGTCGAACTGCTGAGAAGGTTCGAATGGCTTGCTGGCCTTCCAGGACTCGTCAATGTGATCCTCGCTCATGATCTCTTTTATCAACTTTGGTTTGGTGTGCAAAAAGTCGGTTATACTGGTTATTTCCAGTCCTCTCTCATTGGGTGGAAAATTCCTGTCTCACCATCAAATGCCAGATCCATGATGATGCCCTTTTTGCCCTGTCTGTTTTTTGCGATCTTGCATTTCACCCAAACCATGCCGTTGTCGAGTATCCATTCCTCGCGGTCAGCGAATCGGTGATTCGGATTATCAGTCTGTTCTTTCGGAGCCATCCTTGCCCATAGAAGCATGATTTTGTCAGCAGCCTGTTCGACGCCTCCGGACTCCCGCAAGTCACTCATCTTTGGGGGACGCTTTTCCCGTTCTGATTCCCGATTGAGCTGAGCAGCGGCCACCACTCCAATTCCCAAAGTCTTGGCTATATTTTTCAGCTCCTGAGCCACTTTTGTGTAAAACCCGGCGTCTGCTCTTTCTCCGAATCCAGGGCGTGTCAGGGTCAGGTAATCAAGAAACAGATATTTGATTTTTTTCTGAGCCACCATTCTGCGGGTTAGCTGGCTTATCTGCTCAATGGTGATGGATGTGTCGTTCACGATGTGTATCGGTGCATGCATGAGCTGTTGCATGGCTCGCCCGAATTTCACCTGGTATCGCTCTGCATCAAAATGGAAGTTGCTCAGCACAGTCTCGATGGACTGTCCCGTCTGGAAGCCGAATGACGCGAACCTGGCGCCCTGCTCCTCGATCGGCAGCTCCATGTTCACGACGAGGGCCCCTTCGTTTCGTTCGACGGTCGCCTTGTGGATGTAGTTGTAAAGCAGCGCTGATTTTCCCGCGGATGGCCGGCCGCCAATCACGACCAGCTGCCCGGGCCTGATTGGTCCCAGGTTTTGATCGACGGTATCCACTCCAGACCTCAGTCCATCGATGGTTCCGGATTCTTGCATCAGGTTGAAGGCTTCCTCGACCGCCTCGATGGTGATTGAGGCCACCTGTTTTCCGCTGAGCACCTCCAGCTTGTCCGTCCTGTCGAACTGCTCAAGGACCCTGGTTCCGGACTTCACAATGTCCCGGATGTAGTCCAGTCCATGAGAGGGATCTTTCCGTATCGCCCGGAGCCCGAATTCCAGAATATTCAGTTGGGCTCTCACCTGCAGATCCTGGAATGCCTGAATTTGGGCTTCTGATGGCCCTGTGGCTCGTATTTCCCCCAGTCTGGCTATGATACCAGGCATAACAGCCTCATCCGCCCTTATGGCCGCGATAGACGCATTCAGCATGATCGGATCGGATTGGCCATTGATGTCCTCAAGGAGGTGACCTGCTATCCGGCGATTCATGAGGTCATCGAACCACCCGACGATCTCGTCTGGCCTGAAGTCCAGGTCCTGCCATTTTTCAGGCTCATCGATCATCGAACGGATTGCGGCGAATTCGATGGTCTGTGGATCTTTGCCGATGTTGCTCACAGGTGATGATGCCTTTCTTCCTCCTTTGGCTTACGGCCATTCACAGCAGTGTTCTGCCTCCATCTGGCTATGTAAGGGCCTATGAGCGATTGCCACTTCCGAATCGGTTGACCGTTCATGTGCCATGCCATTGCGTCATGCTTTCCCCAAAAGGCATCTGCCATTTCTTGCGTGCCTCCCGACATTTCGAAGGCTTCCCGAACTTCTTTCTGTGAAGGTGAAGAAACGAGAGAGGGATCTTCACCCCCCTTGGGGGGTTTGGGGGGTACTCTCTCTTTATCTGGATCTGGATCTGGATGGTTCAACTCCGGTTGAACAGTGGTTGAACAGTTGTTCGTGGTTTTCTGAGCCTTTTTCTTCCGCCTGGATTCGCCTGATTTTCGGCCTTTTTCTGCGTTATTTTCGCTTACTTTGGTGATTTCCTTTCGGATTTCTTCCAGCTTCCAATGGGTCAGTTTTTTGCCATCCTGGGTCTCAGTCAGCCTTTCCTTGATCTTGTCTATGCAATCTGTTCGAACAGAGGTGTAGTTTTGTTCGAACAGAATTCGATCATCGGTTGAACAGCGGTTGAACAGTTGTTCGAGAAACTTTTGGCTGTTAGGAATTCCGTTTTCTGCCCATATCAAGCATAAGACTTCGAGATAAAAACCACGCTCAATCAGACTCATGGTTTGGACATTCATGTCTGTAAGCCAGTCCTCCGCGTAGAATCGGAACCAAGGGTATTTATTTGCCATTTCCTGCCTTCTGTTGCTCGTCTCGCCAAACCTTCATCATGAACCCGTCATCCATGACGTATGGTGTGCAGTCGTATCCGGTTTCGGCGGCGTACTTGAACAGCGGCCGCATGCTCTCGGCGTGTTCACGTCGGCGGTTCAGTTCCTGGATCCGCTCATCTTCCAAGTGCCGTTGAAATTCATAGGCAGTCATGCCGCACAGCTTCGCGGCGCTTGCCATCAATTGAGGGTCGTTTTCAATGCTCATTCTGGGGGAAAAATTTGATTCGCTCGATTCGCCTGGAAAAAAACCATCCGCAGTTGTCGGCGATGGGTGTCCAATCGGGCGGCGTGGACTTACTGCTGGACCATTCCATGGAGTATTGCACCCATCGGTTGCCCTGCTGATCGACATTGATCCGGCACAGGAATGGGTTTGCGAAGTATTCGTCAGCCGGGTGAGGCGGCAGCGCCTCCAGCACCAGGTATGCCCCGGTCACTGTCGGCAGCTGCTGCCTGAAACGCACTCCGAGTATTTCGATCTCAGCAAGCACTTTCGAATAATACGCCCTGATTTTTGACTGACTGGATATTGGCGATTGCCTTCTCGAAGTAGATTGGCTTCAGCTCGATGCCGATGAACCTCCGTCCCATTTGCGCCGATACGTATCCTTCCGACCCTATTCCCATGAACGGACTCAAAACCACGTCATTCGGATTGGTCCACAGTTTCAGGCATCGCTCGATCACGTCGAGTTGAAGCGGGCAGATGTGTTTCTCGTCGGCGTTGTCCCTGGCTTCTCTGACGTTCAGGACGTTCGTTTGGTTGATGTCCATCCAGACGGGTGATGCAAGGTTTCGCCAATCCTGCTGGCTGAACTCATTCGGATCCTTTTTCACCATGCTAATTTCGTCTTCGTGGTCTGGGTCGTATTTTTTGAATGTCACTATGTAATCCGGCATTCCTTGACGACTCATCGTTGAGTCCTTTTGAACCTGCTTGTATAGCAGCCCAAGTGCTTTGGTTCTGGTCGCCTCGATCAACGGGCATTTCCAGATCACGACTTCGCTGTGGTATATCCATCCTTTCTCAATGTGAGCTTTGATGATGTCTCCACGGAAGTCCTTGATGCCTATGTGCCCGTCCTTGAACTTGTGCATCGGAAGATTCGAGCAGTGAACAGACGTGAGTCTTCCAGGTCGTGTCAGCCTGTATATTTCTTCAATCAGGAACTTGTAGTGATCAAAGAATTCATCATCGTTGACGCAGTTTCCCATATCGCGTTCTGAATCCGAATAGACGAACACGTTTGAGAATGGCGGCGAATAAACTGAGTAGTCGATTGATCTATCCGGTAGTTGCTTGGTGACTTCGACGCAATCTCCATTGAACAGCATTGCGCCGTCGAGTTCTTGTGAGTTCAGGCAGTGAATATCCATTGTGGCAGTTTGGCTTTGGTTTGAGGTTGGTATTTGAGAAGCCCTTTGACTTCGGAGTGTTTGAGTATTTCAGCGCGCATGTTGGTGACCATGCTCTCGTGCTTCTGCATCTTGGAGTAGATGGTTTTCCAGACGTTGCCTTCAGTTTCACTGATGACGACTGTGACATTGACCGGCTTTTTCTGTCCGAAACGATATGATCGACGGACTGCCTGATAGAAGTTCTCGTAGCTGTAGTTAATGCTGGCGAAGATCATGTTGTGGCAGTTCTGGAAGTTCATCCCGAATCCACATATTGACGGCTTACTCACAAGGACTCTGTATTTGCCGTCGGCAAATCCAAGCAGCGCGTCTTCCTTGTGCTGGATTGAATCAGAGCCTTTGACCTCGACGGCATCAGGAATGGCCTTTTTCAGTGCCTCAGACTCTGCGTTTGACTCGCACCAGACCAGAAATTGATCTGCTGATGGATTGACTATTTGAGCGACGACATCAACTCTGTCATCAATGGTTTTCCGTTTCTCTCGATGCAGTTCAGTCGCGGAATTGGTCGGCACATCGAAAAGCCATCCGTCATCAGGCTTGGACTCATGTCTGTCCACGACGATCTTCTTGATTTTGAGCTTTGGCAATGTGTATCCATCGTCGCTGTAGTTTCCGAGATCCGATGGCTGCCGGCATGCCTTTGCCCATGACGCGACCCATTGCCAGAATGGTTTGACGGCGTGGCCTTTGAGCCTCCAGTTGCCAGTGTTCGCAGTGTCATTGATGAACCATCGAGTGAGCATTTCATTGAAGTTCATCAGCCCGAGAAACTCTGCGTGGTTGCCGATCTCCATGTGGTCATTCGGTGCCGGCGTCGCCGTGCATGCGAGCCTGTATGAAAGCCCCTTGAATTTCCACATGAGCATCTGCTTCATTTTCCCGGCAAATGACTTGAGAATGCTGGACTCATCCAGAACTACGCCTGCGAATTTCCCGGCATTAAACCGATCCAGCATCTCGTAATTAGTGACGACGATTGGAGCGTCGACGTGATCACGTGAATAAATAGCATCCAGTCCGAGCTTTTGTGCCTCGCGGCATGTCTGTTGAGCCACTGCAAGTGGAGCGGCAATCAGCACGTTTCCAGGCACGTTCTTTGCATACTCAAGCTGCATGAATGTCTTTCCCATTCCGCAGTCTGCGAAATACGCAGCTTTCCTGCGTGCCAGTGCCCACTCAACCATGTGCCGTTGAAAGTCGAACAGCATCGGGTTGATGTCCGGAGTGATTTCGAGTGATGAATCATCAATGATTCTGGATTTTGTCTGTAGGAATTCGTGGTAGTTCATGATGTTAGTAATCGATCTCAGAATGGGACGTCGCCATCGCGTTTGTCTTGTTCGGCCTGGTCGTAACCAGTGTTTCCTGCCGGCCTGCTGTCACGCTGTCGCGGGTTTTTCAGCTTCCCGGTCATGAACGTGTTGCCGTTCTTGTCGCGCTTCTTCTGGCCAGTCTGCTTGTCGGTGGCGATGTATGCACCTCCCTCTGCGACTATGTCGTCTCCATTTTTGACGACGATATTGTAGTCGGGGTGATTGTCCTGCTTCTTGTATGCATTCTTGAAGACGCTGATGCGGAGTCCATCCAGGTTCATGATTCTGATTTCTCCTTCTGCTTGGCGTAGTGCCGATCAAGTGCTTCAGCCAGTTCTTTGGCTCCCTCGATGCCGAACATGGCTGCGCGGTCCATTGGCAGGTCTTTGTCCGCCTGGATGCATGCACACATGACGCACAGTGCCGCGGCATCGAAGTGGTTCATTCCAGTTGGGACATATTGAATTTTCGGATTGTATTCGCTCATAGATATAGATTTACGGTTGCCTCAACGCCCCATTCGCTTGGGTCATGGGAATCCCATTTGGTCGCTGAGAGTTTGCAGATTGACTGGTCATTCTCGATCCACTGGCCTTTGACCATGGCGTCGATGAATCCCTTTGACAGGTTGTCGATATCAGGCTTTCTGACTCGTGGTCGGAGCCCTTGGAATTTGGGTGACTTCGCCGCTTGGAAGATGAACCGAAGCCGGACGATCAGAGGGCCTTTGATCACTTGTTCCGGACGGTGTTGGTAGAAGAGCAGGAAAAGCTGCTTCTTCATTGCATGGGCGGCAGGCTTGTCGATGATGCGAGCATGTTCACCGATGCGGACAGGCATCTTTGCCTGGAAGGTAGTGCGTGGCACTTCCATTGGTATGAATTTCTGATAGGTCATGCTTCGTTGATCTTGAGATTTTGTTCGAGCTGCCTGTTATATTCGATCTGATCCTGGACAGCTTGCGCCCGGCGTATCAGTTCCTCTCCGAATGCGATGGCATCTTTTGGCCGAATGTCGATAGTCGGTGTCAGTGTCTCGTCGCGATCCAGGATTGATATGGTCAAATCCTCAGACCATGGGCGAGCAGGTGACACTGCGATTTTCATGCCGTGTAAGCCTGGCGATTCGTGCGGAAGGTCATCTTCATTCATTCTTCGTCCTCCGCTGGTATAAGCCTTTTGAGAGGCACGATTTCATCAGTGCTCCATGGCTCGCTTGCCCCTGACTGATAAACAGTCCAGCCTTCTAACGTTTTCCAAAGAGCAATTCTGTCTGCGACTGATTTTTTGAGTATGCACAGCCACAGCTCACCGTCATTGGGTTCTGGTTTCGGTTGTTCGATGTGTGATTCAATCCACTCAGCTGATTTTAGGTGTCCATACTCACGATGCATGTCTGCAAGCATCTGCATCGTAACTGGCGTGTCCGGGCGGAATTTGACTTTAGCTGGCATCTTCCACCTCCGCTGTAAGGATGAGCTCAATTGGCCTGAGCTGTTTCGGTCCTGACACTTGATATATTCCATCGTTCTTACGATATATATACCACTGTCCTGACTGATACCATCTCACCGACTGACACCCATCCTCATCCTCAACCAACCAAAGCTCCCCGTCTTTGGGTTCTGGCGGGGGCGGTTCAACCCACTCTTCCCACCTACTTGCGCCGGCAGTATTCCCGATGCGGTAATGGTGATCTATGACCATTTGCAGGGTCAAAGGCGTGTCTGCCGGGTATTTCTTGTGCTTACTCATCGCTGCCCTCCTCATCATCAAACAGTCCTGGCTGGTTTGGGTCTTCGATTTGGCCGCTGACTTCCAATACATGCGGCGTGGAATATCGAAGGCTCGCCATCAGTTTGTCCGGGGTTCGGCATGCCAACTTAAATGTGATGCCGAATGTCATGTCGTCTCCTGATGCGTGGCGGTTTGATATTTCCTCGGCTATTTTATCCCACTGGAAATCAAGCAGCTCTAGCGCTAGTTCTATGGCTTTCTTCTTTGCTGGGTTCATGTGTATAATTCTTTGAATGTTATGCGTCGACGCGGGGTTTGGTTTTCGGGCAGATCACATCGATGACTTTGCGTGTCATGTCGATGTCGTTTTCGAGGTATTGAATTGCAGCCTCCGGGTCATCCTTGAACATCTGGTAAAACAAGGCCCCGTCTCCGTTCTTTCCTTGGAACCCAAGGGCCTTGGCCATCGAGTCCAGGCCGACTTTGTCCCGGTTTTGACCCGGGCAGAAGTTCCACCAGTCCTGGATGTCGAATGTGCCGGCTTCAGTGCCGTAGCGTGACCAGGTAATCGCTGGCGGGAGTTCTATCTTCATGATGTGGGACCGGATCTTCAGGAATTGAAAATCGAACCCGATCAGGTTGCTGCCGGCGAAGCAGAAGCCCTGCATGGTCAGTTGCCGATATTCCTCCCAGAAGACCTGGATCAGATCCTTCTCGGCGACGAAGCCTTTCTCGTCCTGACACCAGACCTGGATTCCACTGCCTCGGATCTTGTATCCGAAGGCCAGCAGTTGACCGGTCATCGGCGAAAGTGCGGCTTTCTCGATCCACTGGTCCTGCTTTTCGTGAATGTATGCCTGGATCTTCGCAGGGTCCTTGTAATTCGATGGCGCCTCAAACTCAGGCATCATGCGTTGGAGGTGCTCCAGTGGCAGCGGACCGGTTTCGATGTCCAGGGCGATCACTTTGTCGGGATTCACTTGGCACCTCCCTTCTGCTGATCATCGCCCATGTCCAGGTTGTCATCCGGATCATCGATCGGAGCTTCGTTCCTGGCTTCGCTGCGGTCCTTCAGTGCATATCTGGACTTACCTGGCACATCAATGACCTCCGCTTCAGTGGCGTCGCCATCAGTCATCTCAGAACCGGTCACCTGGGCATATACACGCGACATCAGTTTCCTGGCGGCCTTGCCGAGGATGGCATCGGCTCCCATTCCACTGTTCACTTTTATTGGAATGTCGCATTCCAACCGGTCGCTTTTGCCGAAGTATTTCCAACTGGCCTCACAGGGCACAATCGCACCGCCGTTGAGGCTTTTTGGAATCCCGTATATGGGCCGGAAGTCCGTGAATCCCTCCAGGTTCTTCAGCAGGTATGCGAAGCCTTCCTTGGTCACGTAGCACCGCCCGGCGATGATGTTGAAGTGGTTGCCAACTGGCTGCACACCGCGGAGGACGGCTTCAATCAGGGCCTCCTTGACGACATCCACCGGGTATCCGCCGGAGGAGTCTTTGTCGGTTCTGAATCCCAGGGCAGACCCCTGCAGCTTCATCACCATCTTCATCGCCTTGTCATCGAGTGCGCCCTTGAGCGAATCGATTGCCCCGGCGATGGTCAGGGCTTTTTCGAACCCACTGGACATTGTTCCGATTTCCAGTGAATTGATCTCTTGTTCTATAGTTATGAGTTTGTCCATTGATTATGTATGTAGATTTTTGATTTTAGAATTTGATGATTGTATTGCTTGAAATATTCTGTAAGCCACCTGTGGGACTATTGCGTTTCCGAGTGCTCTGATTCTGTCCACCCGATTGGGTATCCCATTAACCACTCGACCCACTCCGGGTTCAGTTGGCCATTGGTGTCGGTCTGATAAACGGCGCGAGGAAGTTGATCCGTCCGGTTTCGTGTCGAGCCATCCGGGTTGGTTCCGGTTGTTGCCATTCCTGGAGTGTCTTTCCAGTCCCGGCTGCTTGGTGTCGGCCAGAGACTGACCTGTGTCCGTAGATTGTCCCCACCTTGCTTGTTCGGGGCTCTTCCGGCTCCGGTCGAGTCGCTGCTGGTCGGAGTCGCCCATAAGCCGCACCCCGGATGTTTCGATTGCATTGACGGTGCCAGCTGGTTGCCTTTGGCTGTTGGAGTAGCCAATAATCCAGACCCTGGCTCTTTGGTGTCCGGCATCGACGCCGACAGCTGGAATAACAAACGGCCTTGCGGTGTAGCCTTGGTTTTCCAAGTCAAGAAGCACTTGGTCGAGTGCCAGACTGATGATACCAGTAACATTTTCACCAACGACCCAAGTGGGTCTTTCAAGTGCAATAACTCTGAGCATTTCCGGCCAGAGGTAACGGTCATCCTTCGAGCCTCGTTGCTTCCCGGCATGACTGAATGGCTGACACGGGAACCCGCCGGTGATGATGTCGCAGCCGATTGGTTCGGTGATGTGCCTGATGTCTTCAATGATTGGCACTCCTGGCCAATATCTGGAAATAACTCTTCTTGTATATGGTTCATTATCGCAGAACGCTACTGTTTCCCAGGCCATCCATCGTGCTGCTAATGCAAAGCCGCCAATGCCGCTGAACAGGTCTAGGTGTCTCATGGTTTATATTTAGTTGATCAGTATTCCAGTGCGAATGGCTGCTCACCGACGAATCTGCCGGACAGCTCAGACCGGCATTTGCTCCAGCCTTCGGATTTATGATTGAATTTGAATGTTTTATTCATATTTATGGCGTTCTCGTATATTTGAGGGATTTGATATTTCTTGATGGATCGAAGTTTTCTGATGAGTGCTTCGGATGTGATGTCGACCTGAGCAAGGCCGATGAGGATGTCCAGCAGCTTCGGGCTGTTGATCAGTTCCACCGTGTCTGGAATGGACTGAATGATTTCTATGAGGTTCTGGTTCTTCATCTTCACTGCCTCTCTGTGTTTTGCTGTGACAGTTGATTTCAGGCTTCCTTCGGACAGGTAACCGTTCCAGATGGCGATCAGGACATCATCAATGAATCTGATGAACAGTGCTGACCCGAGGGTGTTTGCATCAGTGGTATTGACCTTGTGAACCGGGTAACAGTCTCTGGTGCTCATGCGTGGTTGTAGTTGCTGGTCCATCGCGGTCCTGAGTGTGTTTTTCGGAGGGTTTCCCGGAGCTGCGTCCAGCCTTCACTGGCTTCTGCAGCCTCGCCTTCATTCATCCATATTTTGCCGTAGCGGATCATGTGGTGGATCCTGGCAACGTCGTCCAGGCTCAGGCGCTTCATGGCCTCGATCAGTCCCTGGGCAGATACCGAAATGCCGGCGATGTCGATCAGTTCCTGCATCCAGTATGGTTCGTGGATGTATTGCTTGATCACCGGGAACTCATCCCACACGTCCTTGGTGAACCCGGTGAGATATTTTGTCTTTGGTCGGGACAATTTTGGATTTACTTTTAAAGTCCCAGGTTCGAGCCACCGATAATGCAGACAGGAGATGATGTCGGTTATCAGTTGGAGGAAAATGCACTTGAAGATTTGGTCTGGAGTCCGTGTATACGCATCAGTCGTTTTGAATGAGTTCATATCTCATGCTTTCAGAATTTTCAGAATGACGGTGTGGAATGGGCAGACGGTCAGGAAACGGTGTTGTCGCTTCCGATCGTCCCGGACGGTCAGGACGGTTCCAGAGCCGCAGGGCTCCACGTTCCGGATCCGGCTGACGGGGATCTTGAGATCAACATTGACACAGGCCTCTCGGACTGTGATGGTTGACTTGACAGGCTTTGTTGTCATAGGGATTTGACATTTGTTAGTCTGTTGATTCATATTCCCAGGTTGTTGGCGCAGCCTGGGTTTTTTCTTGCCCACAGTTCTCCTCCTGCTTGGCCTTTATGGCCTGAACTGTAGTGTGATAACGCCATTCGACCGCTCCGAAGAACAGGATGATGACGGTGAAGAGCCCGAAGAACGCGATGGCATTGTCGAGCATGAATTGTCGGTATTCTCTTTCGCGCATTGGTCGATGTAGTTAAAGATGTCCTCAATGTCCCTGGCGAAGGCTTTCACGCACCCGTAGCGGCACTTCCGTGCCTGCCACAGGACCCGGCGATAGTCGCTGGTCGAGAAGCCAAAGACCGTGTATCCGCGGTAGGTGAATTCAGTCGTGAAGGGAGCAAGTTTCATGATGGCTATTCTGGGGAAATAGATTAGGGTGACCGGTGATGCTCTACTTCAGAAAGAAGTCAATCGCGCTGCCGTAGTAGTAGACACGGCGTCCGATGTATTTATGGGCGATAAGCCCGATCTCCCGATACCGACGGAGGGTTTTCCGTGAGGTCACCACCCCGTGATTACGGAGCGTTTCAAGGAGTGCTTTTTCCTGTAGTAATACAGGGTGATGTGGTTTTTCTGGTGTGTTCATGATGGTCATAGAATTTTGTATATTTACGGTTTAGTGTGTGATTGAGATTTTGACTTTCAGATCCTTGGCTCCGGATCTGTTCTTAGTGATCCTGATCCGGCGCTCGGCTTCGGTGTAGGTCGAGTGGGAGGTGGTTTCGATGGCTCCGTCCGGGTAGGTGATCTGGAGCTTTACGGACTGGCCCTTCTGGTTCATCAGAGAAATTTCCGTTCTATTTCTAGACGTTTTTCTGGTGGCAGATTAAAAGTAGCCTTGATCAACACTTCGTTGATGTAATCCTTGAATCCAGTGATCATCGAAGTTGATAGACGTTCTGGATTCTTGGTCTTATATCTACCCTGTTCAATTTGGTGCTCTCTCCAAAGGAGGTATTCCTCAAATATCTCCAGCCAAGCGAGAGTCAGTCGCTCAGAGAGATACTCGTCTTGATGTTTGTCTTTACTCATGCAAACAGGTTCTCTTTGATTCAGTTTTCTGTATTTGGTGTTTGCAGGAGTGATGAAGACTCATTCCAGCGCCTGAAGATGAATTCTTTGCCGGCCTGAGTGACTTTGGTGTGCTGAAATGTCCTGGACTCTCCGTCCACCTGCTCGGTGTGAGTGATGATCTTGAAGTATCCAAGTTGGGAATACCTGCTGTATGGCAGCCAGGTCTTGCTCTGCTTGTAGATGATTCCCTGAGAATGGAGCCACTTGGTAAGCTCCTGAGCAGACTTCATCCCAAGCCATTTGGCCACCTGAGTGAATGTCAGAAGGTCTGGGGAATCGGTGACTGCATCGCAGAATTGAGCCTTTGGGGTCAGCTCACGGATCTTGGCTTCAGCGGCCTCGATCTTCTTCTGCTGTATGGTAAGTGCCTTGTAGACGATCTCATCCTCAGTCAGCTCAGCTTTCTGGATGTGGTATCCGCCGGTCTTGCGGATTGATGGAAGGACTTCCTCTGTGACCCATGCCTGAAAGACTTTCGCCTCATCGCGACCTGACCGCATGACAAGCAGATAGAGATCAGACTCGGGAATGATTTTTGGCTGCCGGCCGGCCAATCCGGTCAAACCCGTCGATTCGACGGCTTTCAGGCAATGCTTCCGAATTGCTTGGTCGGTATCAGAATATCCAAGGATTTCTGCTACTTCCTTTGCAAAGAACCAAAGTTCCTCGCCTTTGGTGATGATTCTGAGCTGGCCGAACAAGTCGTGTGTTACGGTCTGGATCTGGGTGTTTTCCGGCTCCGGATGGGAACCCCGGTGGGTTTCGGTAGTGGTCATAATAAGATTCTTATTATTTCAGTCGTTAAAAAATCCCAAGTCTTTACGGATAAGATATTTCACGTATTCGCTGAGATTCATCTTCAGCTCTGCGGCTCGCTTCTTTGCTGCCTTCCAAAGAGGCACGGGCAGCGAAAGTGATTTTGGTCTGCATTTTTGCTCAAGTTCTAATTCGGTCATGCGATAAGATAGTTAATAAGAAATTGATTAAACGTCAAACAAAAAAATAATAATCTTTGAATTATGAGCATTCTGATGGGAAATTCGTTAAAAATGGGCACAAACCATCAGAAGTTTCAGAGGACCAGAACGATCTCGGTCAGTGACGATCTGTGGGATGCCGCAAAAGTAAGAGCAAAACGCCTGAAGAAGGCGAACATGAGCGATTATGTCAGGGATCTTATTGCGGCAGACCTCACATCGGAGGTGATCCGTCATTCTAAATCAGATCACGCTGACGCAATTTACGAACAGGCCGCCAAGAAAATGATGGCCGAGAGCTTCGGGTTTCCAGACTTTGACACCCTCAAGCCGACACTGCACGAGTCCACGCTTGCTGATACGCTCAGGATCTTCACGGCAAAAGCACGGGCATTGGAATTCTCTGAGCTGTCAAAAATCATGAAGGGTGTTGGGATTGGAGAATCACCCTCATCCGGCATCCGGATCAGCCCGGCGCCATCGGGCGGCGTGGACGCGACGGCGACCGACGAGAAGCCCGGGATCGACCCGCCTGAAGAAGGCGGTGAGGAGGACGGGGGGCACAACAAGAGAAGGAAGCGGGCGTGAGTGAACCTGACCAACAGCTTTGTTGCTTGGTTTGGACGGTGATGCCGACTCCGGACAACTCGAACCAATCAATTGGCAACTGCTACGCCACCTGCTGGGTGTTGGGTGACGATCTCGAAGCAGCGGCAGTGAAGGCAAAAGCCTATCTCACCCGGCATCACTTTGCTGTCGTGAAGACTGTTCGATCTTATCAATGTGATCTCTCAGCCTATCCGCATCTTCCGCTGACAGGAGAAATGGCCCTGGGTCAGGTGCGTCCGTTCGATGTGCTAATGACTCACGGCATCCAGGTTGATCTGGATGCTGGGTTGGACAATCGGAGGAATTCATAAAATTAAGGCGCTTAGCGACAGTTCTTAACGTGCTCAGCAGGGAAAGCCAGAAATCGACAACCAGCATTATCCGACTCACCTGGGCTCTGTTCGCTTTGACTGCGGCTATGCTCGTCATCCAATTCCTTCAGGCTTTCTTCCATCTCTGAAATTAACCTGTCCACCTTGGCGTAATTCCGCCGGGTCTCCTCCCTGTCCTTTTTGGAAGGTGTGGAAAACATGATGGCAGTGCCAGTAGCAATCAACGCAATACCACACAGGCCAATCGTGATGATTAAGAAAGGTAGTCCAGTCATGGTCGATAATATGGAGAGCGTCAAGGGTTCGGTCGGATTTCTCAAAACTCAAACTCCTGCTGAACCAACCTGAGCCCTACGGTCTGGAAGTGTTTCCGGGCGATGTATCGGCGCACGGCCGCCTCGATTTCCCACTCGTTGATTACCGCACGCCGGCGGACTTCGGTGAACTCCTTCGGTGACAACTGAGACAGCCCGGCCCGCGCCCAGTCCCCTTGGTGAGCATGTTTGAGCGGAGGGACGCATTCGGCAACGCATTCGGCCACACGGGCGTTGACGCTGATCCCAGCGGCGTTGGACTCGGCCACAAGTCCCCGGAAGACCGAGTCAGTGATTTCAATGGTGACAGTGACTTTCATCGCTAGCCAGCTTGCCAGCATGGGTGGGACATTTGTGGTCCCATGGTGTGCAGAAGTTATTCACAGGTTGTTCTCAGCTGCCGATGGGGTCGGTAATGCCGACCCCGGCAATTTGTTTCACCGCCTATTTATTTGCCACTTACTCTGCTGCCTTTCCCTTTCCTGTTCGACTCTCTGCAATGTAATTTCGCTGGCTGATTTATTCTCATTTAATCCAGAGCTCCACCCACCTATGCCTGCGCTGCCATAGTAACTTGGATTGAATCTCGGCCTCTTTCTTGCAAAGTCCAGTTCTGCGCGTAGCTCATCAGTCCTTCGCTGATAATCGGACTTGACTGGCTTTTGGCCTTCTTCAACTGGCTGGATTTTCTGTAATTGCTCTAGCTCTTTTTGGATGCGATCAATCTGACTGGATGTCTCCCTGACCTTGGCCATCGCTGTGGCGTTTTCCTGATTCAGAATGCTGATGTGAACCTCCTGCTGATCGGCTTTCTTCTGGAGCTTTGAAGAATGCGTGGCAAGGATTACCAGAGATCCGGTTTCCATGATCAGAGCAGTGGAAAGCACCCCGATGGCGATTTTGAATGACGACAGATTCATGACCAGATAAACGTAAGCAAAACCTGATAATCAATCAACGCTCAGGCCATGCCTCAAAAATATCCAGTCCGAATGAAGCGAGGATCGAACGTGGTCAGCCTGACCCGTTTGTCGGACGGGACTTATTGCGTGTATTGGTCTGCGAACGGGAAGCAGCATCGCATCGTGCGAAAGCTGGAGAAAGACGCCCGGGCAGAGGCGGCCAGGCAGCTGGATCTGATGCGCGTCGGGATAGACCAGCCTGTCACTGACTGGCCGAAGGCGGTTGCCATCGCCGAGAAGCACGGCATGACCGTGATGCAGGCTCTGCAGGAGTGGGAGCAGCTGAGATCCGAGAAGATGACCGCCCGGCAATCCACCGCACTGAAATCCGCTGTCGAGATGTTCCTGTCCGCCAAAGACCAGCAGAACCTGTCACGGCGCCATTTGGCTGACCTGACACAGAAGTTGAACCACCTGATGCGTGTGTGCCCGTGGGATCTGAGCCTGATCGACCACCAGTGCCTGCAGAAAGGCCTGACCGGAAGCGACTGGGCCCCGAAGACCGTCCGGCAGGTCCACGGAGCATGGAGGACATTCTTCCGCTGGTGCAAGCGCCAGGGCATGCTGCCGGCCGACTGGGATCACATCGACCGCCTTGACCTGCCCAGGATACCGCCCACAGCCCCATCAATCCACACCCCGGAAGAGCTGGATGAACTGCTGTCGGTGAAATCCCCGCGGCTGCGGGCTTACATCGCAATCGCTGCCTGGACCGGTCTGAGGTCAGCGGAAATTGTCCGTCTGGAGTGGAAGGACATCCGTGATGGATGGATCACGGTGACCGCGGAGAAAGCGAAGACCGGCAGCCGCAGAATTGTCCCGGTCCTGGGTCCCATGATGGAATACCTGGACGAATCCATGGAGCGGCCGGGAGGCTTGACGGATCCGCATCAGGCGGTTGGATCAGCCGGCATCCGCCATCTGTGGAAGCCAAACGCCCTCCGCCATTCGTGGATCAGTTACCGCCTTGCGCTGGTGGAGAGTGCGGACAAAGTTGCGCTCGAGGCCGGAAACTCCCCGCAGATAATTTTCCGGAATTACCGGGAGCTGGTGACCCCAGACGACGCCCGCCGATGGTTCCGAAACACAGGTTCCACCTGATACTTTTCTGATACTTTTGGTTCCTGAAGGCACACCCATGAACCATGCCGATTCAAAATATTGCGCGAAATCAGTGAAAAAGTGGGGATTTTAAAGGAAAAAGTGGTGCACCCGACAGGGATCGAACCTGTGTATTTGATGTGTTTTCAAGCAATATTCAGGCATTTTAGAGCTGTTTTTCTGATTTTCTGATATTGCCTGATAGAAAAATCCAGCTCATAGCCTGGCTCGCTTGATCCATTCCGTGATTTGCTGGGCTTGGGATTTTGCCTTGGCCTTGCAGATTTCCTTGAATCGATCTAAGTCTGATGGCTCAAGCTGCACTGATAGCGTAGCCCGCGGTGTCTTGCGCGGTTTCCTGCCGGCTCCTGGCCTGGCCCCGCCTCGTTTACTCATCAGACTGAATGTAATTGTCTGGTGTTTTTAGTTGGATTGAGTCTCCGACAGACAGTTTGCAAGGACCATTCAAGATCACCCATCCGCGGCAAGTCATTGTGTCTGACTCGCCAGCAGAAATAACATCGCCCAGCTTGTCGCAATCGAATTCCTGCATTAGCAATTCAGATGAGTAGCCATCCCATTCTAATACAACTGTATTATCATCGATTGCCGTTATCATTGCCTTTGGGGCACCATGGCCATCATAGGTTTCCTCAAAAAATGAAATCACATCTGATGGCTCAGCAGTATCCCAACCATCTCCAAATGATGATGCAATGTCTCCATCTGCCAGCACTATCTCTGATCCCCCGATTCCGCACGCACGATTGTAAAAATGGATCTGACCAGAGATCCCTATTGTGATTACTGGATCTATGCGGCTTGCCACTATTTCATCGTCTCCTTGGAGATAAGCGAGTATTTCAGCAGCTACTTTCAGGTTTTTTTCTGTGCGTTCGATTTTCATTTTGATCGTGTCCATGGATTTACTATCGGACACCATTTGATTTTACGCAAGTGTTTTTTCAAACTTTTTTCAGGCATGAAAAATCCCCGCTCCGGGCATCTTCCGGAACGGGGTGTGACACGCGCTATGAGTCGTCGTAGGATCTGTAAGGCCCGCCATGCCAGTGGCGGAAATTCTATCCCTTGGGCTTCTTCAGGGTTGTGATTTTCTTCACGTAGTAGAAGAAGATTCCGAGGTTCATGAGGCAGATTGAAATTGGGACCATAGCTTCAGCCCATCCTTTGATTGAGAGATGAGATGACACCGCGACGTAAACCGCGTTGTGAGCGTTCGCGATGACAACTTTTACCGGCACTGCGTCTTGCAACGACCGTGTCATGAATTCCTCGACCGACATTATTCATTCAGTTGAGCAAGAACGGCGGTAGCCTGTTCTTCTAGTGACTGAGCGGCCTTTGCGATGGCACGGCTCTTTGTGACGACATCGTCGCATACCTGGCGGAGATATATTTCGTTCACGCCAGAGGCTTCGATCGGTGATGTGGCGGTGACCCCGAAGATCATGAGGATATTCTCAACCGGGCATCCGAATGCTCGCTCATGCTCGCGCTGGGTGGATGAGTCACCGGCGAAATGCAAGGCGACTGCTTTCATGTCGCTGTCGAACCAGATTGATCCGGAATCGCCAGGCTCTGAGATTTCAATATCCTCCGGGTTCCCGTCGATGAGAGGCACGATCTTCGCGGCCCAGATGTATTCTACTTTCGTCGGGCTGTATCGCATCTGGATCATGTCCACGGATACGATCTTGCCCTCGGTCAAACTGGTGGTTCTGCCGACCTTCCTGACGACTTTGCCCAAGTCAGGCTGCGACCATCCGTTGATCGGCGTGGAAGTTCCCAGCGGGATATTGTGATGCGGCCATTCGTCCTCGATGCGTATCAGTGCCGCGTCGATGCCGTTTGTGGTTCCGTGGACCTTGGTTCCAACAGTCTTCGGGTTGGTGACCTCGCCTTTTGCCGGCTGGGTGACCAGCGTCCCGATGGGACCCGGGATCACGTGGTTGTTGGTGATGAAGTGCGGGAATCCATCGTGCTTGTCCCAGACAATCATTCCCAGAGTTCCGGCGCCATACTCACCGTGCTGCCCGACGCTCATTCCCGGTGCGAGAAAATCATAGCTCAGGTTGTTCAGACCGAATACAGATCCGTCAGGAGCTGCGTTTTGAGGCGCTGGCGGTGTGTGGGCAGGCTTTGAGGAAATGACGTCCGTCGGGATTCCCTGCCATTCCTTCGGGATAGGGTTGCCCTGGAACTGGCCGCCACCTCCGACACGGACTTTGGCGGTCACCCCGACGATGATATGCACACCAAGATCCTCGCGGATCTTCCCGTCAACGGTCGGAAATCCGAACCCGACTGAATTGACCTCCGGGAACTCGGCGAGAAACTGCTGAGCGACTTTCTGAGGGTCACGTCCTCCGAGAACATTATTCAACTGCATCGCGCACCCCCTGGATGACTTGGATCATGGTCTGCTTGCTGGCTCGCAGCTTGTGCTTTGAGAGCAGCCTTGCGTATTCGTCCAATGCGTTTTGGGCGATGGGTGATTCGATGATGAACCGCTGGCGGATTTCATCCGGGTCATAGAAGCCACGCACATATGCGTAGTGGAGCTCGGCGACGGCGGCGTCTCTGGCTGCCTCAGTGCTTTCAAGCCCGGCGATCTTTGACACCAGTACAGATGTCGAGGCGCCTACGACACTGCGGATCAGATCATCAAAGAACTGACCGCCATCGAGTCTTTCCCAGGTGGCGCATCCAGTTGCCATGACCAATACCGCAGCAATTATGAGATGGAGTTTTTTCATTCTTCGAGGTGTAGCATCTTCCGGGATTGCTTGATCATTTCGCGGACAGACACTCCCAGGGCCCCGGAGAAGATGCCCCATGCAGTGACTATGGCAGGGTGAGCGTTTTCACCGAACCACGAATCCGCGAACTGGAGCGACCAGACAATTGCCAGTCCGATAAGCACTGAGACGAATGGAAGAAAAGGCCGGTATTTCCCGGTCATGTTCTTGTCCAGCGCATCGGCAACCAGTCGTGCCGCATGCGTCCCGGCGTAGCTCAGGAAAGGCACAAGCAGGGTTATTGACTGCTCGATAGTCAGTTGCTCCATGCCTATGCAATTCACGTCAATGGTTCACCATCTGTCGATGGGGCATGATTCAGTCTGCATTCGTGCCTTGGAGATAACCTTGCTCTTGAGATAACACCCACACTTTGCGCACCGGTTTGAGTGAGGCACGAAGTGATCACATTTTCGGCAGATGTCCATGCGTCGGTCAAACTCATCATCGTCGACCATTACCTGTTGCCGGTGAAGGACTGCGGTCAGAAGCCTTCCACCGGCCTTCACGGCATTGGCTGCCATGACGGACTTTGACGGGAGTTTTGGCTGCTCTGGAATCGGAAAATAGACTCGCATCACTCAACCACGTCAAAGACAAGGATTGGATCCGGGTTGACGGAGAACTGGTAGAGAATGCGCCGGCGTGTTTCGTTGGTGGTGTTGCCGTCGCGGTAAAAATCTCCGGATGGAGGGACGCCCGGGTCGATCAGCTCAGCATTGGCGGTGACCAGCACGCAGTCCTCTGACTCAGTGGTCTCGGTTGTCGTGATCTGGTAGTTCTGGCCACCGAGGTTCACTGTGTCGACCCCTGGTGATCCGACAGGAGTCAGCGTGTCGTAATTGTTCGTGATGGTCCGCTTTGCCAGGATGGCCACACCGCCTTCATCAATGTGGGTCTGCAGATCATCCTCAAGTGCATTGAGCTGGCCGGCCGCATCCGGAGCCCCGCGAAGCTGCACTTCAGCTTTCACCACGCGCAGGACGTGGTTATCCGAGACCGGGCACTCTGATACGTTCGTGCTGATCGATGCGATAGTCTCGACAGCGAAGCTCGGGAACGGAATCGATGTCCATGGTGCAGTGAAATCCACGGTGGTCGCCTCCGCCGGCGTAAATCCAGCCTGCAGGACTTCTTGGGATCCTGAATTACACCCGGAGGTCATCACGTCAGGGCTTGTCAGCTCGGTCATGTCGACCTTCTCGGTCTGCTCATATTCCACAGAAAAAGGGAGTATCAGACGGGCATACCGCAGCATGTTCACCGCCTTACAGATGTTGGTGAAACACTCCGCCCAGGCACGCTGTCCAGGATAATTTCCAAACGCCCGAGGCTTGTTGCCATTCTGATCACCTGGCACCGGGTAAAGCCATGGAGCTCCGAAGGCCTGCAGGCACAGGCGGTCAAACGTGTAATCGAATGAGATGGTCGTGCTGGTGCAGTCGTGATTGGTAGTGGACTCAGGATCAAGCCACCCCTCGCACATCACCCGGAGGTAAAGCTCCATCTGCTTCCAGATGTCCGCGGTGAATAGCGTATCGCTGCCAGCGTTGTAATCGTCGTTGCCGTCGTCGTATGGCTTCGGAATCAGTCTGGCGAAATAGAACTGCGGGACACGCGCGCCCTTGCTGCCGCTGGTCGGGTTGGTCGTGCCGTATGCGTTGTCACCCACTTTGGACAGTGACCCGTGCCCGGCAAGCCGCTCGGCCGCTCTCTCACGAATGGCGTTCTCGTCAGTCCGATATGCCTCATTGGTCAGTGATGTCAGGTTCCAAGAGGTGGGGTCCCATCCGTATGATGACGGAGCTGTCGATGTGTGCTGCAGCCTTCCGTCAATGCGCACGATGACCCTGTCAGGTTCCACCCCGGGAGCACTCTGCCCATGGGTGATTGAGCGGATCATATACGGTTTCGGATACACCATGCAGCTCGAGTAAAAGTCATTGCTCGGATTGCTGTAGTGGAGATTCCCGTCATACCGGTATCCTGGCGGAAGCTCGGGCTTATACAGATTGTTCAGTGGGTCCCTGAACTGATATTTCTGCCGGCTTGATGCGAATGGCGAATTGACCGCGCATCGATCCACCAGCGGGTAATTCAAGGCGTAGTCGTTGAGCTGGAAACTCGGATTCGTCCCGATGGTATCCATCAGCATCGGGTTCACGTGCATCACCCACTCGTTCGTCCACCCGCGTTTGATGGTGGTTCCGTAGTCCTCCTCGCTGTAAATGCCCTCGGCGACGAAGAGCTTGTATCCAGTGGTGTTGATGGTGAACTCAGTCTCTCCATCGACTCCTTCAACGGTCACATCAGAGTCGTAGGTGACCCCATCATATTCCCAAGTCCCTCCGGCATGAGATCCACCAGTGCAATTGAGCAGGACATATTTCCTTCCGGATTTGATCTCACCGGAGGATACCTCCTCGGCCGGGAGCATGTGCTTGAACAGGTCCTTCCCGGAGCTCGGCGAGTCGTTGTAATACCGGTAGAACTCCAAGTATGTGTCGCCGCCGGAGAGCTGCGTCGAATAAAACTCCCCGTCCCCGACGACCGATAGGTTCTCGTGGAAGGTCTTACGGGCAGCATCCCATAGCCCGGACTCCTCAAGGTTGTCCTCCAGGTTCCGTGGGCCACCGGCCGGAGTGATCATCACACCGTCCTTAAAAAATGAATCGGATACGATCTTGACCGTGTCCGTCAGCTCAGGCTGCCCGTCGACGGCGTAGCTGGACCCGGCGAGCCCGGCGCGAAGGAGAGTCGCCAGCTGGTCCCATGAACCTGTCTCAACCAACAGGTCGGCAATCTCGACGTCGATGGTGGTGAATGTGCCGTTGACCGATTCCAGCTCAAACTCGACCTCACCGCCGGCCACCGGATCATCGAAATACTTGATCACCGGATCAGCGCCGAAAGTGAACTTGGCGAACTGCTCACCGTCGACCCGCATGATTATCGTAGCGGTGTCGGTCCCAGTGATTCCAGTCGAAGTGATGTAGACCCCGGCAGCCCCGAACTCCGCCTCACTCGTGTGGGTCGTCCCGCTCGTCGCAAGGTTCGTGAACTTGGTTCCCGGCGTTGTCGATGAGAGCCTGAACTCCGGGTAAACGGCGACCAGATTTTGACCGGACACAGTGCCGTATGCCGGCGCCAGCCTGTTTTGCTTCGTGAAATACCGGTCCGTGTCGAAAGTGATGTCCAGAATCCGGAATGCCTCGTTGGCCCGCTGACTGTCGGACCCTCTCGCGTCCGTTATGATCCAGCTCAGAGTCCTGGCTGCGATCTCGAGTCTTTGGTGTTTGAGGCTGCCGCTGCCGTCCAGAACGAGGGAGTAGTCGGTCTTTGGGAGTCGGTCTCGAACATTGTTTGTGCCGTCGAAGCTGATGACTGTCCATGCTGTTGCGCTTTCAGATATTCCAAGGACGTATGGCGTGGTTCCGTAGTCAGAGAAGGACGGGCAGAAGTCCCCGAAGTCAACGTATGGTGAGCTCCAGGTCCCGGCATTGAGGCCGGTCGGTGCACCAGCGGTCAGCTTCTCGAACTTGACCGTGAAACGATAGTATGGTGAAGTCCCGTCGGCTTGGCAGTTCCCTCCGCCAGGCTCGGTATCATTCAGCGGAAAACTCGGCCCGTAGCCTCCCCAAGTTTCTGAGAAACCATTCTTCTGGCCCGAGAAATCAACCACATTGAACGACTCCGAGAAGGCCCGGAATGGAGATTGCAGCTCGTCTGCCGTCGGGTTGTAGGCCCCGCGTTGCCGTGCGGCGAGGATCCAGTTGTTGGCCGCCGAGGTCGACACATAGCCGAGCCTTCCGGCTTCGTTCAGGTAGTCGACGTAGGAAGGCGTGAAGGTGTGCTGGTTCCCGGATGAGGCGACTGAGTATTTTTCGACCTCGATGTTTTCGTTGCCGAGGATGAAGTTGACGAACGGGTTTCCGGGATTGGCTCCGCCGGAGGTCCCGTATGTGCCGGCAGGGTATGAGACAAGGCCGTTGATTCTTGGATCGAAATGCATAAACTCGCCCAACCACGCGAAGTCAGGCGAATCAATAATAAAATTTCGCCCTACGGAGGACGCGGCCCAAGAAAGCCTGTAAACAAAATCACCGCAACCACTTTTTATTCTGGAATTAAAAGCGTCCGCCAGCTTGGCCATGTCGGAGGACTTTATTGTATCGCCCGGCTGTATATCTTCTGGAGCTTTCTGGAATGTAATTCGTGCCATTTATATTTTTACGTGCTTCCAAGTTTTTCTTTTCGCAACATTGTAAACATTGCAATATTCAAGCCCCATCCTTCTTGATATGTCTATGATTTTTTCGCCATTTAACTTATAAGCAATTAAAATATCCCTGACTTTTGACTCGTCAATTCCCGAGCGAATAGAATGCCGCCTATGAATCTTGCCCTTAATTGGGGCATCAACTATGTGCTTCCATGTTTTTCCGTGAAGTATGCTTCTAACAGCATCCAATGAACAATTGTATTTTTCAGATATATGAACAACGGAATAACCATCATTATACATTTTAATTACTTCAAGAACATCGTTTTCTGTAAAAATGGACTTCCACTGCTGCGTGCCTTTCGTGTGTCGATCCTTCTTTACTTTATCATCAGAATTATCAGCGTTTGTCCCTGAAAATAAATGCGAAGGATTACAGCACGAAGGGTTATCGCATTTATGGCATACTAATAATCCGCTTATGTCTGTATTGTAAAATACTGTAAATGCAAGCCTATGCACTCTTGTTGTCTTATTCTTAACACTAGTAAGACCGTATCCATCTGGGGTTTTTCCTCTCTGCCAAATCCAGCAAGGCGTATCGAGTGGCCCGGCTTCGTGCTTCACGTTATCGAGGATCCTCTGTTTGATCTTCTCTTTGTCCATAAAGTCCTTTCCGCCAGCCCCGAGAAGGGGCCGGCAAATCAATGGTTCAGAGAGCCGCCAGACCGACGGACTCGTAATGTGAGCGGGTGACAAATCGCTGAATGGCGATTTCCGGATGGGCGTCGTTGAAGTTGGCCCTGCGTGTGAGTTCTGTGACCTGATGAGGCTGGAGTGATGCCAGCGCGGCCCACGTGTGCGGTGTTGAGTCGCTCAGTGGAGGCGTGCTGAAGCGGATGCACTCCGCCACGTAGTCACTGAGGGATTGATGGTGAACTGCTGCCATCGCCACAGCGCCACGGAAAAGTTCGTGGCTGAGGGAGATGCAGAGATCGATGTGAGTTTCTTGGGGGAATGGGACGGTATCATGTCCCGGAGTTTGAGTAGACACTTTGTGCTCCAACAATGGAGCCCGAGCATATGCTGGCCGGAACTGGAAGGTGCAAACGACCTCCCAAACCAACATAAGTCGGGCACAAATTGAAGACTGATGTGAAGTGACACATGTTTGCTTTCCTAGGTGAGCTTGGGTTCCGGTCCTTGCTCACGAGATAACCATCGGCACGACAGGGCGATAGGTCAAGCGGATTTTTTCACTGCCAGCGAGCGATGACAGACCCAGAGCTCCCGCCGCCTTCCTTTCGGCCCGGCGGTGAGTTTTTCACGTCGATCGAGAATCCGTTGGCTGACCGCCGCACCGTGGTATTGCGCCCGTCCATGGGCACGAACATCTGCATTGCGCGGATGATCTCATTTATCACCGGTGTCAGCGGGCTGTTTGACTGGATTGGTCTCGGGAGCTTTAGCATCGGTCTTTGGCTTGTCGTCGGTTTTCAATGGTTCGGACTTGTTCAACTTCGAGTATTCATCGATGGCGATGGCTTTGAGGCTCGACGGTCTGAAGTGCCGCTTTCTGATTTCTGGCCAGTTTGGAATTTGGCCTGACAGTTTTTCAATGACCTGTTCAGCAGGCATCGCCTGCAGTTCCTGGATAGTTGGTTTCATCATGCGAGTGAGTAGAAGTAGGAGTTGAATTGTGCACCGGACGTGTTGATGTAGTCCTGCTGGATTTGGAAGTTTCCTCCGCCCGTCCACCGGATCTGCGGCGCCAGCTTGATCCAGTATGAGCCAGTGAAGTCTGCGCTGAATGCGAACTTCAAAGCACCCGAGGCGACCCCAAGCTCAGTGAATATGTTGGCGTGCGTGAAGGCCTTTCCGACATTCACAAGCGATGCCTGAGCGGCAAAGGCGTTGGACCGAGTCACGTTTTTTCGGAGGATCGTGTCGAACTTGTAAATCTCCTCGATGCCGAATTTGTATGCATGCGCATAGACATCGAATTCAGGCCAGCTCGACCCTGAGTTGAGCAGATCAGATGGAGTGCCGTTCTGGTTCCCTCCAAGCAGCCATGCCACAGGAATTGGCAGGTTCCAGGACTCATTGAGATTGGCGCTGACATCTGATTCACCGCGCCCAAAAGTGAATCTGTCCTTGGAATCGACGGTGACTTCCGCGTCCAGGTCGACACCATCCAAAGTGCCGGCCAGCTCAAGGAATTTTGCCCAAGCCGGAGAAGCTGACGGCGACACGGCCGCAACCAGTGGAATATGGGAGTCGTTCAATGCTGGCCGCTGTGACCTCGGCGTTGAAAGGAGTTCGATCAGAACGCGAAGCCGGATATTCTTCAGCAGGTTTGCATCGGTCTGACCGGTCGAGTCCGGGTAACTGGTGATCGGGTTGGCTCGAAGGTATGGGATCTGAGTCAAAGTATCCCACCCCTCCTGCGAAATGATCTCGACCTGCACCACAAGGTCATCGGTTGTCGGGTCGACCGCGGCGCCGGAAGCATCATAACCGAAGTCCCTGGTGATGGTTACATAAAGCACCCCGTCCTCCTGACGCTCCTCGACGGATGATGCCGGCAGTGCGAATGGCGCTGACGATGACGTGTATGGAGCCAATGTCCCGGCATAGAATGACGCCTTGTCCGCCGGGTCCATCACGTATTCCTCGACGGTCCTGCCTCCAGCGGTGTCGTAGATGACATTCTTCTGGATCTGGACGGCGTTGGCGTTTCCTGTATCGGTCAGATATTTCATGGTTTACTGGCGGACAACCGGTCTTTGCGCGGCGATTCGGTTCAGGATCTGGTTATTCTGCTGGAGGAGCTGTGTCTGTTTCTGGGCCTCAGCCAGCTGCCTGTTCTGGGCCTCGAATCCAGGATTGTTATCGACGAATCCACGGGAGAATATCCCTGCCCGCTGGAGATCCGGGATCACTCTCTGGCGGTCAAAGTCAAAGGTGCGGTTTTCGCTCTTGAGCTCCGACAGCGTCTTGTCGCGCAATGACTGCTGGATCTTTTGCTGTTCGGCGTCCGCTTCAGACTCCTGCTGCGGGTCGGTTTCCCGGGCGACTTCCTGTTTGTCTGGCTTTGCCGGATCTTCCTTCTGCTTCCTCTGAACACCACGCTCTTCCAAGGTGACAGTTCGTGTCACTGGAGTGACTTTGAGTTTTGGGACCCCAGACTCGTCGACGAATTCTTCGAACTTAGTTTTCTTCTGTTCCGGGTCAGTCCTGGGTGAATCTGGAATTACAGGTTCATCCTCAGTCTGAACTTCTTTCTCAGTTCGAATCGTCTGAGTGGCGACTGAATCTTCAGGAGCAGGAATCTGTTCAGTCTGATCGTCAGTGCGGATGGTCTGAATAGCTTCGGAATCAGAAGGTGAATCGACCTCCACAGTTTGATCATCAGTGATTACCCGCTGGGTTGCCGTCGCTTCCTGGTCTTCGATGGCCGCTGGCTGGCCTTCGGATCTGTATCGCTGAACCAGATCGATCTGCTGATCCTGGACTGTTGCCGGCTCGCCCTGAGTTTGAAAGTTCTGGGTCGCTGTGAACTCAACATCCTCTGGAGTGACCGGCTGGCCATCGAAGTCCAGTCGTCTTGTCACTGTCTGCTCGACCGACTCAGGGATGGTCAGAAATTGCCTGAGCTCATCGATCTGGGTAGACTGCTGATCTCTGTCCCGCTGCCGGCGCCGGTCGCTGATGATGGACTTGGCCAGTCGGTCTTCCCCAACTGCCAGTGCGCTTCTCGATGCCTGCTGGAATTCACCGGTCAGTCCTTGACGGATCTGCCCAGGGATTTCCCCGAGTGCCAGGTCGTTGATCCGGATGCGCTCATTCTCGATGCGAGTCAGTGCTTCTGATGCCAGTGAGCTTGTGTCCGTCAGCCTGGATACTTCTGGCTGAACCGATTCACGCAATGCCGGCGATGCCTGGACAATTTGCTGGAGCTCCCGAAGTCTGGCCGCTGACTCATCGATGATCCGCTGAAGTGACTGCTCAAAGAGTGCGGTTTCGAGCGGCTGGATCTGGACTGTCCCCAGTGATGAAACCAGTCGATCCTCTCTGGAAAGCTGTGCTGCCTGAACTCCCCGCTCAACTGCAGCTCTCTGGATGGATCTGATCGCATCCTGGAGGGCTTCACCGATCTCGAGTCCGCCGTCCTGGATGCTTTGAAATATTTCCTCGAACCGTTCATCACCGACCGCGATCCTGATGGCATCGAGCTGGACCTGGTCCGTCCCCTGCCTCTGGTCACGGATGACTTTCCCGACATCCCGGCCACCGGTCGCGATCGAAAGCCTGGCCCTCTGAAAGTCCTGGGAAGTCAGTGATCGGACAGCGGCATTCAGGGCCACTTCCAGATCCTTGTTGGACCGGATAAGCCCATCGTCGTCAAGTTCAAGGGCTTCGAATTGTTCACCCAGAGCGACTTTGATTTCTTCTGCTCTCTGAATTACCCGGTCGCGATCACGGTCCCCGATGGCATCCTCGACGAGTTTGACGATCAGCTGGTCCCGAAGATCCGTCGACTGATCCAGGGACTGCTTTATGACCTGCTTCGTTTCGGTGTTTTTCGGATCGATCTGATCCAAAGGTTTGAAAGCATCAGCAGCTGAAAGCAGATCGTCCGCACTCCGATTGTAGCGTGACAGAACATCCTGTAAGCCCCTCACCAGGTTCGTAATTCCCTCGATGGCTGGAGTCCCAACATCAGCGGCCAGAGACTGAAACTGCCGTTTGAGTGTCAGCAACTGATCCCCAAGTGCTGATATTTTGGCGATCTCCTCATCGGATATGAGAACCCCTCTGGATTCCGCCTCATCGAACAGCGCCTGAAGATCCGTTTTGAGTGCCGGGATGATCTTGGTGACCTCGGTCTCGGCAATGCGCGTGAGCGGATCGATGATGGACTGCGTGTCCGTGGTTCGGACCGCGTTGGCGATGTCGAAAAATATGTCCTCGACCCGGGCATTCTGAAGCCTCTCCGCTGAGATGTTCAGCTGGTCGAATGCGCGAAGCAGTCCGGCATCTCCGGCAAGCGCCCGCTCGCGATTTCGTGCGATGGATCGAAATGCGCTGGAAAGCTGCTCACTGCGCCCGGATGACTGCTCAAGGAAGAACTGCAACTTCTGAAAGCTCTGCGTGTCGACCCCGATCTCTGCAGACCGGTCCCGGATCTCTGTGGCACGGTCGACGAGCCTTCCAAGTTGATCGGTGATCTCCCTGACAGCCAATGCGCCGGCGATGGTCGCACCGATGCCTCGGATGGACTTTGCGAATCCGTCCAGTTGTTGCTGTGACCGTTTCAATCCGGAGGTGAACCCCGAATTGTTTAGCGTCATCCGTGCCTTAATCTCCGTTGCCACTATCCAGTGTCCCTTCCTTCAGCTTTTGTATGTAATCGTCGACTGCCATCCCTCGCTGCACGCAATCCATCATCTGCTCTTTGGTCAGGGTCGGCATTTCATCGGCATCGAAGTCTGATTCATTTTTCAGCCTGAATTTCTTCGGATCGTTCTGTTCCAGAATGCTGAACCAGTCGTATTGAGATTTCAGAAGCCACTGATCGAGAATCTGCGATTCCGTCATGTGCAGGTTTTTCATGAGACTGACCTTCATCGTCTGCACCCATGGTGCGCCAGCCCGGGTCGGGTCACCGTCGTTGGTGGAGACGTATGGCGGCGGATGAAGAGCCTCTGTCAGGTAGTCCCGGAAGAACTCCAATGCCTGCTCGTATTGATTGTGGGTGACATCCTTCTGAACAAAATCATCCGTTGCCTCTGACTCAAAGTCGCGCCAGTAAATCCATTCCAGGCACTGCTTGTATGTCCGAGAGCAGATGTTGACCGCGAATATGAAATCGCCGTCTCCAATCGGTCCCCCGAATATGAATGGGCTTTCGGAGTGAGCCAGGATAAGGAAATGGCCGAGGGAGAACGGCCTGAGTGGTATTCCCAGGACTTCCCTCGGCCGAAATATCTGACACCGTGCCCATGATTGAACCGTCCGCTTCATTCATCACAGCGGCTCAATCAATGTTTCATGTGGTCGGGCTGAGATCGATTGCGGTGCCGGCGGCGTTGTAGTTCTGCTCGAGTTCAACCTCGAGTCGTGCTGCATCGTCATTTGCGAGGATGACCCGGCCATTGCCCTGGTATGTCCAGTCACCATTGATTTCACCAGTTGTTGTCGTCGGCCCCTGGAACCCGGCGAGTGTGATGACATCACCAATGGCGGGCAGCTTGACCATGTCCTCAGCCGAAGCGATTCCACCGCTGGCCCCGGCGGTTCCGTTTGTAGGGATGAGGGTTACCGTTACGACACGGCGGGATCCGGAAATCACCTTGGACCTGACGGTCCCATGGCAGTCCTTGTAATCTTGTGAGTCGGTCGGCTCCTCGCGCATATCCATGCTCTGGACGAGCTGCGCGTTGTAAAATGTTGCCGGTATTGCCTCATCATCTTTGATGGTCCCGGCTGAGCCATTGATGCAAACGCCATAGGCGATTGCGAATCCGTTTTGTTTTGCCATATCAGTTCAAAAGTTAATCGGTTTCCGACAGATCCACGGCGGTACCGGATGCGTCGTAATTCTGCTCAAGTTCGACTTCCAAGCGGACAGCATCGTCATTTGCGAGGATGACCCGGCCATTGCCCTGGTATGTCCAGTCACCATTGATTGGTGCCGCATCGTCAGCTGCGCCTTTGAATCCATCCAGAGTCAGGACAGCGCCGATGTCCGGGAGCTTGACCTGATCTTCGGCCAGAGCAATACCACCGGCCGCACCGGCGGAACCATTGGTTGGAATCAGAGTAACGGTGATGACCCTCCGCGATCCGGAAATGACTTTGGTAGCCACTTCACCGTGGCAGTTCTTGAAGTCCTGTGAGTCCGTTGGCTCCTCGCGCATATCCATGCTTTGCACGAGCTGCGCGTTGTAAAAAGTTGCCGCAAGTGAGTCCTCAATGGTGCCGGCAGATCCGTTGTTACAGACACCGTAGGCGATTGCGAAGCCGTTCTGTTTTGCCATAAAATCAGTCTTTAAGTCGTTTCAGTCAGACTGACGAATGTGCCGTCTGAGTCGTAGATTTGTTCCAGTTCCACCTCGAGCCTCACGGCGTCGTCATTTGTTGCGATGACTCTTCCCCTGCCTTCATAGATCCATTCGTTTCGGTTAAATGGTCCGGTCGTGACGCTGTCTCCTTGAAATCCGATGAGGGTCATGATTTCCCCGACGGGAGGCAGCTTGACATAAGCCTCGGCGTCATTAATTCCACCGCTGGCACCGGCGGTTGCGTTCGTGGGGATCAACGTCAGAGTGACCCGTCTGCGAGTGCCATTGATGACCTTCGTTCTTATGACTCCATTCGTATCCCGGAATTCTTTGACATCGATCGGCTCCTCTCGGAGATCAGCTGATTGAACGAGCTGGGCCAGGTAATAATCAGCAGCCCCCGAATCTTTGATGTATGGGGTCGCCCCGGCGATGCACACACCGTAAGCAACTGCGTATCCGTTTTGTCTGGCCATCCCTCTTTATTTCCTTTGCAAGTCAACGGTTCACACCAGCGGGCACATCACCAGTTGATACATCCAGTTGGTTGCCCACAGGCCTTCTTCAGACACTTCAAGCGAGCTTCCGAGCGCCACAATTGGCTTGTATATGAGGCAGATTCCATTGTCCTTCAGATAATCAATCCATGCCTCAGTATCGATCCAGTCCCCCAAAGCGGCTGCCCAGTCTTCATGCTGCTGCAGACTGTTGTCTGAGCTCGATGTCATGAAACTGATGGTCAGGTCCAGCCGGTAATTGGCGAGGCCTGGAACAATGGATTCGGCATCGCCAGTGGAGATCAGTGTGAATGGAACCGTCCGCTTTCCGATCTTCGGGTTTCCGATATCAATAGCCGAGTAGAACCCGCCCTGATCTGCCACGCCTCTGGCAACTCGAGGATGGCCGTATTTGTAGTGAGCCCTGCATGCATCGCGGACCCCTTTTTCCAATAAATGGTTCGGGTTCATCGGTTCACTTTCCGGATCTGCTGGCCGGTCTTCCGGCGCCACCGGTCAATCTCGGACTGCGCAGACTTGGCGAATTG